AATCTTCGATTTTTTATTTTTAGTTGCCGTCAATTTTTATTAATTATAATGAGTTATTTAGATAAATCTTGCCGTCAATTTTTATTCTAATTTTATATTTAATTTCTTTTCTTTAATTTCCATTAGTTGACTAAACATCTTATTAAAATCAATTGTCTTAAAAAATTCTAAATTTTTTGAATTACAATTTACATTATTACCATTATTATCAACTTTCAAGTCTTCATCCAAATTGTCATCCAAATTGTCATCCAAATTGTTGTCTGAAATATTCTTCTTATCATGTAATGTGGTAATTAGAGTATCTAATTCCTCTAAATCTTTATTAAAATTTATATCCATTTGTTCCATATGTTTATCATCAATATCAAATGTATCTAATGTATTTAATGTATTTAATTTATTTAAATTTGACTTACCGTTCTTTATTTTTTCAAATTCAGATTTAATAATTTTAAACTCTTCTAATTCTTGTTTAACATAATTATTATTTAATATTTTTTGATTATATTTCATCTTAATATACAATAAAATATTCTTAATCATTTCATCACATTTATTGTCAATTAATATATATAATTTTTGTACGATTTCATTATTATTAAATTTATCAACATGTGAAATTAATTTACTTCGATATTTTCCAAATATAGGATTATCATTAATACTAATATTATTAGCAATAATATTGATTTTTTCATTTTTACTAATATTCGATATAAATAATGTTGTAAAAATAATAAATTGGTCATAATAACTAAAATTATTCATTACAAATAATGTTAATAATGCATTAAAATAAATAAATGACGGTGATTTAATCATCATATACAAATTATACATATATATTAAATACGTGTAACCTAAAAATTTACTAATAAATAAAGACATGTATATTTTAATTAATTTGTTATCCATAATATTATTTTTAATAATACATTGTTTCTTTATATCTTTTATTTTTTAACCATTTTAACTGTACGCCGATGACTTCTCTTTGTTTCTGGACGAGCATCATTGTCATTCATAATTGGAACAATGTCGAGAATTACTCCAACACCATGAACATTTCCTGAGCGGAAAATAAAAACTTGGAACGGTTCAATAAATTCAGGATGAGCTTCAAATTTAAATGTTACGTATGCATATTCTTTTACACATACCGTATCCTTTCCATTATTATCATTTGGATCAATAAACATTTTAGCTGATTGACGAATATTTCCAATTTGTAATAGTGGTGTATAATTTGTTTTGAGTGTTGATGAATGATTAAAAATTGTAATACCTGCTTTAAAACGAAAACACAAGTTAGTTTTAGCAAGTTCTTTGTTACGAATAATAATCATACCTCGTTTAATATATTGACGTGTCATATAATCTTTATCACCAGTAATTGCAATTGTACCACGATGATGATGTTTTAGTGACATAACTTTTTGTTTACAATCATTATGAATCGAACGAATTTTAATTTCTTTAAATTCTTTGTTAATTGGTCCAATATAAATTGTATCACCGACAGAAAGGTCTTCACCTCGATTAATACCTGTTACAACAACACCAATGCCTGGTGGAGTATAAATACTATCTACATAAAATGTAGAAATTGGTTTAAAACTCTTTTGATTGAAAAATCGTTGATCCATATGTGACATAAAACTATTAATAATACGATTATTTTCAGGTACACCCCAGATATTACGTGGAGGAAGTTTTGACATAAATTGTTTTACAAAATTAACATAGTAACCAGTTTTATTTGAAATAGAAATGACAGGAACAAAAGGTTGTTTCATACTGTTTGAGAAATCGAAAGAATTAATAATATGATTAAGTTTATCTTCATTTTGTTCAAGTTTATTATTATCTTCTGTGTAGAAATTATTAATAATTTCTGCAGGAATACGAACAACATCTTTACAATATTTTTCAATTTGTTTAATAGTCATATCATATGTTTCTTTTGGTGTAATATCAATACGAGTAACAAGAATAATAATAGGAATATTCATTGACAGAAGTAGAGTAACATGTTGTTTTGTCATTGGTAAAATACCACGGTTTGCACCAACAATAACAAATGAATAATCAGGAAAACAACCACTAACTCCATAAGCCGTAGTCTTAAAATATTTTTCATGTCCACATAAATCAATCATAGTAATTGCACGATTAGTTTCTTTTACAATAAAATGTTTTAGTGAAATATCAGATGTTTTCCCCGAATTTACTTCATGTGGATGTTTAGCTACTGATAGACGAGCAGATCCATTTCCGTTATCCAGTTCATTAGTATTCAGGACCCCAACAAAAGTTGATTTCCCAGAATCAACTGAACCAGCAATAGTGATACCAATATCAGTAATATATGGCGTGTCTTCCATTATTTTAATATATATGTTATTATTTGTAATCACATAATAATCAAGAACTATGAAATTCAATTTTTTTGAATATAATATAACAATAATAAACAATAATAAACAATAATAAAAAAAATGAATTTGATAGTATATAAACCAATAATGAATATATATTAGTATATTAATTAACATAAAAATGGAACCTAACGTAAAGAATGAAATCAAGTCAACTATTAAAAGAAATTACAATGGAATACATGATGCCGCGCAATTTGAAAAGATTGTTTCAAATGTTTCTACTCTTGTATTCCCATCATTTAAAAACTTAAATGAAAAACTAGTACAAAAATTAGTGTCTAAATATTCACATATTGAAAATAATATGCTTATCATAGATACAAAAAACCCTACATATAATTCATATACGGATATAATTAAAAAGATATCAACTATTGTATATAAAATTATACCATGTAAAAAGACTCATCCATTATATGGACCATATAGTGATACATGGATACACGATGTTCAAATTGATGATGATATTTCATCACCTGATATACAAAGAAGAATTGATGTATTTAGATATTTAGATATGATAGAATATCCCGCACAACGTTCTCCTGAATGGTATGCGGCACGTGATAAAAAGATTACGGCAAGTGATATTGGATTATGTTTGGGAGATGATCACTACAATGAACCATATTATGCAATTCTTAAAAAAAATCGTGAAACGTTTGCAAATAATCCAAATACTTATCATGGTAAGAAAATGGAAGAGATTGCAACTATAATTTATGAATATAGAATGAATGTCACTTGTAAAGAATTCGGTTTATGTAATCACCCTAAATATTCTTTTCTTGGTGCAAGTCCTGATGGTATTGTATCAGAATATAAAAACGACGGAGTCCATAAAACAAATATTGTTGGTCGTATGTTAGAAATTAAATGTCCACCTCGTCGTCAAATTAAAACATCTGGAAAAGTACGAGGAGAAATATGTCCCGCATATTATTGGGATCAAGTACAGATTCAATTAGAATCGTGTGATTTAGACGAATGTGATTTTTGGCAATGTAATATTAAAGAATATACAGATGAAAAAGAATTCATTTCTGATACAATGTCATCAGAACCGTTTCGTTCACAAAAAACTGGTTTCGAGAAAGGTGTATTGATTCAATTACTTCCACTTGATAAACCTTTTGATAAAGATTCTAAAGATTTTGATGAAGAAGTTTATAATATGGCTGTATATTCTAGTGCAACATTTATTCATCCTACAAAGATTGAAATGACGCCGGAAGATTGTAAAGAATGGATTAAAATAACTATTAAAAATATACCAGAAACTAACCCAGGTTGTTATTTAGATAAAGTAGTATATTGGTATCTAAATAATTCACACAACGTAACAATTCCAAGAGATAGAAATTGGTTTAAAGAAAGTATTCCAAAACTACAAAAGATGTGGGATCGCATATGTTTCCTCCGAGCTAAACCAGAAGTTAAACAACTAATGTTAGATTATCATGATTTTTATCATCCAGAATTAAACGAATATATAAATGAATATAAATCACCCCATTTAATAAAACAACGTCATGAAAAAGGACATTTAATTTTACACATGATTGATGAATTAATGGAATTAGAAAATAATGAGAAAGATTTTAATAAAATAGTTAAAAAATATAATAAACAAATCGAACCAATGAAAACAACAAAAATTTAATTTTTTTATAATCTCGAATTTAAAACATCTTAATTTTTAAATTCAACGTTATAAAAGAAGATTGGTCTCAATTCATTAACACGTTTATCTGGTATCACGTCTTGCTCTAATTCATCAAATGATTTACCATTTAATAATTCAAGTATAAAATTTAATGAATACATTCCGCATTCTGAATTTCCACGTTGATGACGAGTTTTATTATGTTTTGCTATTGCTTTAATGTTTAAATTTTCTTCAGAAAATTTACCAAATCTTCTTAATAATTCTCTTACTCTTTTATCTGGTGCAATCCCATAAGAATCTGAAAAATAACTTTCACCATTTTCTAAATTTGTATATGCAGATACCCAATGTGAACCTGATTGCCAGTGTTCATCTAAATTAAATATTACACCTATTTTTTTTATTCCATCATTATATAACTTTTTAAGATCTAAATTTTTAATACCCAATGATGGTAATTTATCAAAATCCATTGGCACCGCACCTAAAAATTTAAAATCTTTGTGTACTTTTTCATATTGTTCCATTACTTCATTTAAATGTGTAGTATTTAACCACTCAAATTTCCCTTTTGGTCCCTCTGGTCTAAATGTATATTTTAATAATTCTTCTTTCATCATTTTGTTCATTTTTTTAATAAAATCTTGTTGTGTCCAGCATATTTGTGTTTTGCATACATTTTCATATCTGTTTTTCATTTCATTTAATAAATATTTTTTGTATTTTGGTGGATTTAATGTTTCAAGTCTGTCATGTAATTTAATCTGTTTGTCATTAACTTTATTATATGCTTTAGCCATTTCAACGAGTATAGGTAATTCTATACACGATCCCTTATCAAATTTAATATGAGGAGCACACTTTGTACTACCTTTATCTTTTGGTGCAACCTCATCAGTATCAATACTTACTATAGATATTGATTCAACCTTATTGTTATTATTGTTATTAATGTTATCGTTCATTATATAATAATAAAGAAAATATTTTAATTAAACATAATATTTATCCAAACTTGCCGTAAAATCTTTTCGATTTTGTAGACGATTATACTTTTTTGTAATAATATATTTAAAAGTAGAATTACCCAAATCAACACATATACCACAAATATTTAAATCACCGTCTATAATAATATTATCAATATCTTTGTAATACACTTCTTTATTTACTTGAATACGATCTAATATATATTTATCTGGTCGTTCTATCTTATCTAATATTACATTAATTAAATGATTTCGATCCTTTTTTAATTCTGGATAGAATTCAATAATTGTATCAATAATTTTGATCTTATCAATATCTTGTAATGTTTTTGCTGTAGTCATAATTGTTAAGTATGTAATATTATTTAACAATAATTAAAGTAGAATATATTTAAATCAATTTTTATTTAAACTAGATGGCAAAAAATCAAAAAATCACAGGTTTTTAATTAATTTAATCTTTAAATTTTAATTCAAGTTTTGGAGGTGTTCCACAAAAATTATGTAGTCTTGTATTATTAGAAGTCATTTCATCTTTTATCTGTATAATTACACAATCTAATTTTGATATTACTTTATCTGAACTAAATAACATTTCTACTTCTAAATCAGAATTTATTGAACATATAGGTTTCGATTTATCGATATTTGGAATATATATATATACTTTCTCAATATTAAATGCCGATATATTTTCTGCAGTATATATTGAATCATCTTTATAAACTTTATTTTCAAATCCTAATAAATGTAAAAATGTTTCGGTTTCCCCATTAATTTCAAAATTGTTTCCAGAAGTATTCTCTATAACTACAAATCCATCATCATTTAATTTACATTCAATTGATACATCTTCTAAATTTTCTGTTAAACCGTCTAGAATATCCTCCAATTCATATGAATCTTCATCTAATTCAATATCTTTTGTTTTTGAATCACAAATAATTGTTAATTTATTATTTGTATCATTTATGTATGGATTAAAATTTTTAAATTCATTTACAACCACCTCTATATTGCTAATACTTTTATAAACTTTATTATCTCTCTCATTAAAATCTACAATGTAATCAGAATAAAATGACGGGTCTTCATCTTTAGAAGGAGATATATCTATAATTATTTCTTTATTTTCTTCGGCACTATCTGCACTATTTGTATCACTTGACAATGGTGTTACTTGTTTTACTTTTACTTTTATCTTAGATTTTTTATCAGATTTATCAGTTTTACTTTTTTTATCTTCTTCAAATTTAACACTCTTTTTCTTCTCTTTACTTTCTCTTTCTTCTCTTTCTTTTCTTTCTTGTTCTTTTTTCTTTTGTTTATTCTTTCTTTCTCTTTCTCTTTCTTTTTTTCTCTCTTCTTCTGAATCTTCAGATTCTTCAGATTCTTCCGATTCTTCTGATTCATCCGAGTCATTTTTCTTTTTAAGAACTGTTTTTACCGCTTCATTTAATCCCTTGCTTTTATTTAAATTGTTTTTCTTAAGATCTACTAACATTTTTAATAATTGTTCTTTGCGTGTTAATTTAGCATTCCCTTCATTGTCTTCATCATCGTCTTCATTATCTTCTGAATGTTTGCGATTTGATTTATTTCTACCTCTTTCTCTATCTTTATTTTCATACGTACCCTTTTCTTTTCTAATTTCAACATCAATATCTTCTGGAGACATATATAATAATGCTTGTGCATTTAATCCGTTTCCTACATGTGCATCATTTTGATTTCCAGTATGAACATATTGTACACTTTCTTTTCCACCCATTAAATTATTCTGATTGTTTTGATTATAATTTCTTTCACGTTGCAACATAGATAATCTAGTAGTAATATCATTATCTGTATTTCTATTTCTATTATTATTCATTTGATTATTTTGCTGCATACCTTGCATATCATTCATACCCTGCATTCCTTGCATATTCTGCATACCTTGCATATTCTGCATTCCTTGTATATTCTGCATACCTTGCATATTATTCATACCCTGTATACCTTGCATACCTTGCATACCTTGCATACCTTGCATACCTCGCATACCCTGCATACCCTGCATTGCATACCCTGCATACCCTGCATACCTTGCATACCTTGCATACCCTGCATACCCTGCATACCCTGCATACCCTGCATACCTTGCATATTCTGCATACCTTGCATACCTTGCATTTGTTCAATATCATACATTCCATTATTTGACATACCATCATAACCCATCACATTATCCATACCCATACCCATATTATTATTTTTGTTTTGTCCGAGATTACGAGTATCGCTACCATCTAATGCAAAATTTATTTCTTGTGGTCTTTGACTCATACCGATATTTGGATTATATGACATCGGTGATAATCCACCTCCCATACCCTGCATACCCATACCCTGCATACCCATACCCTGCATACCTTGCATACCCTGCATACCTCCACCAATATCTCCAGCAAAACCTTCATAATCACCTTGTCTCATTAACATACGACGTTCAATTTCAGCAGCCGCACTTTTTTTATCAGAAAAATTCATTTGATCATTTAAATTTACACCAGTTACAAATTTATCTCCTATTGTACCATCTGCTCTAATAAATACTCCTTTATTAGTATCAAGACTAGCAAATGATGCAAAACCCCCCGTATCATTTATTGTGCCTAATCCATCTTTTTGAGAATTATTAAACATTGGTCTAGAATCTACTTTATTTTTTCTATTACCATATATTTCTGTTTCTCTATTCATTTTAACTTTATTAATATTTTGAGAAGAAGTACTCTTATTAGAATTGTTAGATCTTTT